GAGGCTGAACTTTTCCTGCGTTGACGCGCTTTTCTGCGTTGACGCGGCCTGCAAATCGACTCACTGAGATGCACCTCGCGCGGCGTTTTCAGGGAGCGCTGCGAGGTTTAGTCCACCAGCGTCGTCGCGCCGTCCGGCTTGACCGGGCGCGATGTTTTGCCCACTCCACAAGGGACATCCCTGACATGGCGACCATCCAGGAACAGCTTGATCAGCTCTCGGCGCTGATCGGCTCCGAGGCTGAATTCCTCAACACGACCAAAGCCGACAAAACCGCCGTCTTGGCTGCCGTCGCGACCCTTGAGGCGTCTATCGCCGCGCAGGCAACTGCCCAGGGGAACGCGCTCGCCGCCGGTCTCGCCGCGCAGTACCAGTCGATCATGGGCGCAACCGAAAACGACATGGACACGTTCGGCGAGGTTCGCGCGTGGATTCAGGCCAATGTGTCGGCCATCCAGGCGATCTCGGATCGCGTCAAGTTGACGGTGCAGTCTCTCTCTCCCGGTGAGAAGACGCAGGTTCAAACGAACCTGGACGTGCCGAGCAACGCCCGTGTCAATGATGTCGAGAGCGTCGCTGCTGCTGCCGTGTCCGCTGCGGCTGGTGTTGCTGCTGCTGCAACGGCAGCGGTTGGTGCCTCTGTGACGGCTCTCGCAGCCGCCATCGATCATCAGCCGACGAAGGACTATCGCCTCGTTGTCAAAGCGCACTACCCCTCTCGCTACCCGGCGTAGCTGATGCAGTTGCTCGGTTGGTCGGTCGATCACGGCATCGGCTGGGACTCGACCGACTGGGACTTCTCCCTGGCCTGACCGGCCCCAATACCCCGCGCGCCAAGCACGCGCGGGGCTCCTCCTACACACACGAGCCCCATGGCCGACGCGCAAACCATCGCGGGCCAGATCGACGCTCTGTCTGCGTTTCTCGGCGCCGAGCTGGACAACCTCGCCCAATCGTCGACCCCGCTCGACCTGACGCCGGTCGCTGCGCGCTTGACGGCGCTGGAGCAGGCGATCCGCGCCGGCAATATCGCCACGGGTGGCACGGCGTCGGCGGACGCTCTGACCACGGCCATTGCCAGCCTGCAGGCGCGCATCAACGCCGCCATTGCCGCGCAAACGGTCTCCAACACCGCGCCCGTTGCCGTCGACGACCTCGCCGCCCTGCCACAGCCGCGCCTGATCATCGATCTCGACCACGCCGCGACGCTGGCCGACCTCATCGCCGCCTACCGCACTGCGGCCGCGACCGCTGATGTCCCCGAGCAGGCTGAGTATCTCGGCCTTGAGTCGTCCGTCGAGCGCCGCCTGCTTGAGGTGACCGCCTACGCGATCGTCTGGCTGCAGCACCGCATCAACGAATTCTACCGCGCCCGCCTGGTGTATTTCAGCGAGGGCGCGGACCTCGACATCAACGCCGACGGCTACGGCGTGGACCGCCTGACCGGCGAGCCCGACGCCGACCTGAAAAACCGCGTCCGCATCCGCAACCGTGGCTCATCTGCGGCGGGTCCGGATGATTGGTGGCGCTATCACGCGCTGACCGCCGACGAGGCCGTCGAAGACGTGGCCGTGTCGCGCGCAGATTTCCCCTACCCCGCGCCGACGCAGAAGCGCGGCGACGTGTACCTTGCCATTCTCGCTGACACGCCCGACGGCGTACCCTCCGCCGCCACGCTCGCCCGCGTCGAGGCTGTGCTGACCTCGCGCAGTGTGCGCCCGGTCGGTACCAACCCGATCATCCGCGCTGCGACGTCGGTGCCGGTCACTGTACTGGCCAATGTCTGGCTGCGTCCCGACGCACAGCCGGCCGTGTTTGATGCGTTGGAGACGGCCTTTCGCGCACGATGGGCCACGGCGCGACGCATGGGCTGGAACGTCGTGCGCTCGTGGGTGCTGGCGGCACTCATGCAGCCCGGTGTGCAGCGTGTCGAGCTGCCGACCTGGACTGACGTCATCGTGCCGCCTGACGCCGCGCCGCGCCTCGATGCGGTCGCGCTCGTCCTCAGAGGGAGGGATTTCTGATGGCCCTCGATGGTCACCTTGACCCGACCGCCGCGTGGCGTGTCGACAGCCTGCTGCCCGCAACGGCGACGCTGGCCGACCGCGTGCGTGAGCGCGCCATCCGCCTTCCCGCTCGGCTGCAAGACGCCAGCGTGCGCGTCGGCGATATCCTCACCGATCTGCCCGACGCGGCGTTGCCGTTCGTCATCTACGAACTCGGGCTTGAAATCGTCACGCCTTACGTCTCAGACCTGCGCCGCGTCATCCAGGATGGCCGCGCGTGGGAGCGCATCCGCGGCACGCCCGTGTCGATCGAGATGGCCTTGGGCTGGATCGGCGTCACGCCGCTGTGGATCGAGGAGCACCCGCAGGACCCGTGGTGGGACCTGTTTCAGCTCGCCCTGCCCGAGCCGGTGTTCAACCGCGCGCTGGCGCGCATCGTCGCGCTGGCGCGGCTGTCAAAACCGGCGCACATGGAGCTGGTGAGGCTCTATAACGCGTGCGGCGACGAGCGTGTGCTGCACACGGACGGCTACGGCGGCACCGACGGCCACGGCCTGCAGGATGACTGGTCCGGCGTGTGGGTCGACCAGCCAGACGGCCGCCGCGTCAAGGTCGCCTGGTGCCGCAAGAGCGGCGCACGGCTGACCGGCATTGCCGACCACATGAATATCTCGCGCGCCATCTCGCGCCTGCGCGCTGGCCGCCTCACGCGTGGCCACGCCTTCCACACGGACCGCGACGCCACCGACGGCCCGGTGATGCAGGAGCCGTGGTGGTGTCAGTCGATCGTGTCGCGGTCTCGTTTCACAGGAACGACGCTCCGCAGCGGCCGCCGCCGGCCGATCCCTTGGGCGGCGCGCCGCTACGGCGACCCGGCGTCCGACGTGGTCGCGGTCACACACCGCCGCGTCACGCGCCGCGCCGATTTCGCGACCCGCATCTGCGGTACCCGCGTCACGTCCAGTCATGCCGACCTGTCCTATCGCATCGCGCCCGGCCGCTCGGCTGGGCCGCGCCTCCCCATCCCCTACGACCGCGCCCCGCGCTTCTTTGCGACGGGTGCGCGCATCGTGCTGTCCGACACGACGCAGGGCTGGTCCTTCGACATGACGACTCCGCCTTCGTTCGACGCGTCCATCGCCAAATCCTTTGACCTCGCCCACTGACCGGAGCTTGCCTAATGGGTCTCGACCTCGAAACGATCGGCCTCGGCGTCAATCCCAATGACGGCGCTGGCGACAAGCCGCGTGTGGCTGGTGGCAAGATCAATCGTAACTTCGGCAAGATTCGCGACGATCTGGAGCGTCGTCTGCCGACCATAGGCACGATCGCTGCGTTGCGCGCGTTCTCTGGCTTCGCCGTTGTTCTCGCCGTCGGCATCACCGGCTATCACGCGGCCTCGGACGGGGCTGGTTTCCGCGTTTACGTGTTCTCGCCCGCGTCGGACGCCGTGGACGACGGTGGCAGCGTGATCAAGCCGAACGACGTGCCTGCTGGAGCGCCCGGACGATGGCACCTGGACCATGGCGGCACGGTGAATGTGCGCTGGTTCGGGGCGAAGGGAGACGGCATCGCCGACGATACGCCCGCATGTCAGGCGGCAAGCCGAAGCGGTGCTCGGAAAGTCATCGTTCCCGCCGGCGACTACCTTGTCAAAAACTGGACGCTCGATCAGCCACTTGAATTGCGCGGAATGCCCGATAGCACGCTGCGGCCACTCGACACCACGGATAACAGCGCCAGCAATACTGCGCTCATCCTGGAGAACGACGACATCACCGTGTCCGGGTTGACGTTCATCGCGCCGGTATCGACCACTCTCGGCACTATCCCGGGCTGCAATGCGTTCATCGCGCATCGCTCCGAGGACGCCGATCAATCGTGGGATCGTCTGCGCATCGAGCGCTGTCGATTTGTCGGCGGGCGCAACGCGATCAAGCTCAATAGCGTCGCTGATAGCTGGATCCAGTGGAACATATTCGAGAGCCAGTACGAGTATTCGCTGGTAGGTCCGTCTCGCTATCAACGCGTGTATGTCACGCACAACGTGGCCAGCAACACCGGCACTCACAGCATTAGGCTTGGGTCGTCGACGACCACGTCGGCGTGCCGCGACACGGTCGTGTCTGACAACATCATCACCAACTGCGGATTGCTCAATCCGGCAGCGATGCAGGAGGGGCTGGATCTTTTCACAAATTTCGCTTCGCGTGTCGTGTGTGCGCGCAACATAATCAGCGGGTGTGCCGGAGGTATCGAGTGCAAAACAATCGACACCGTGGCTGGTGATGCTGACGTGTACGCTGATTTTCTCGTCACTGAAAATGTGATCGACGTAGCTACCGGAGTTGATCCCGGGATTATGCTTTACTACACCGGCGCTGCAGCATTAAGCCCGAGCAAGATCAAACGGCTTAGCATCTCGCGCAACAAAATCCACTTCTCGACCACTCCCTCGTCGAGCGGCTACGGGATCATCGTGCAGGCCATGGACGACGCTAACGTCCAGGGCAACGAGATCACCAACGCCTGGTATGGCATATATCTCTACGCCTACGGCAGCTCTGACAAGACGATGCGACGTCCGGTCGTGATCGATAACATCCTGCGCGGGTGCGTGGCCGGAATCGTCTTCGGCGGCGATCCAAGCAGCGTCATCGACGGGCCTGTCATTGCGCGCAACGTCATCGATTTTTTGGAGCACGGCATCCGTTATGCGGCGAACGTGTCGATCTTGCAGCTCCTGATCGAGGGCAACACGATCAAGCAGAGCGTGACCACGGGCGCAGCCAAGTACGGCATTTTTCTGGCCGGGCTCACGAACGGGATCGTGCGCGATAACGCCATCCAGTGCGCCAGCCACGGGGTGTATTTTTACGTCTCTTCCGGGGCGGCGAACGTCGGCATTCAGAAGGTGCATCGAAACCATATAGTGTCTGGTCTGCGCCCAGTGCGTGCCGACGGCACCGTCACCGTCGAGGTGCTCGACAACGTGATCATCTCTGGCGGCACTTTCGAGGGTATCCAGATCACGGGGGGGGCTGTCGTCACGGCCGCGAACAACAGTCGGGGGATCCGCTCGAATTCGCCGCAGTCGATCATGGCGGGCAGTCTCGGAGACGTGTTTCACAGCTCGGCGCCGACGGCTGGCGCCACGCGTTGGTATTGCACACTGGCCGGTACGCCCGGCTCGGCTGTTTGGCTGGCTCAGTGAGGGGCTGAGCCATGTCTCTCACCATCACCGCCCGTGGTCGCGCCACACTCGCCACGCTGGTCAAGCGCGGCGACCTGTGGCTCGCCGTCGGCACGGGCGCGGCCAATTGGCCCGTGCCGCAGCCGCCGGCCGTGCAGGACGCATCCGTCGGCCTCGTCAACCCGATCGGCCTCGTGCGGCTGGTCGCGGCTGACTTCGTGCAGCCGGTGACGACGGGCGAGGCGTTCTCGACCGACGACGGCAGCAAATGGGCCTACGCCGCGGCCAACGTCGCGACGGCGCACCTGTGCCTCGACTTCCGGCTTGGCCCGACCGACCTCATGGAGGCCGACACGGTGTCCGGCCTGCGCGAGTGGCAGCTGCTGATCGACCCGACATTTGCCCGCGCCATCCCGCCCGGACAGCGCGTGGTGCCGGTCGCCGACGTGACCGGTTTCGGCCTGCCGCTCGCCATCGAGCACACCGTGCCGATGTACCGGGCGGGCGTCGACGAGGTGCGGAGATACGTGATCACGCCATGACACATCCCACGCACATCGACCCGGCCAAACCCTATTACGCCGTGCGCTATCCGGCTGGCGCGCGCGCGCGCCACAGCGCCGACGACAACGACAACGCACTGTTCACCGAGGCGCGCGTCAAGGCCCTCGGCGACGCCGTGTTTTCAGACGGCGACGTGGTCGACGGCGCGCGGCCGCTGATCACCTACGACAGCGCGCAGCCGACGCTGGCTACCGTCTCGCTCGGTGCGGGCAAGATCTACGCCCGTGGCCTCGTGCTGCCCGTGTCCGCCCGCACGCTGACCGTCTCGGCTGTGGGCGTGGTGCAGATCGGCCTGTGCGTGCACGAGCGCACCGTCACCTACATCGACGACCCGACGCTGGTTGGCGCGGTGCCCGGCACCATCACCTATGGCCAGCCGGGCGCGGATCGTCTGGAGATCACTTGTCGCTGGATCGCCGCCGGCCAAGAGGCCTGCGACGGGACGTTTGTGGCCGTCTACACGCTGCGCGACGGCATCCTGCTCACCAAGGAGGCGGCAGACGGCCCGTGGGTCGACCTCACGCGCCGCTACGACCGCGAGCGCAACGGCCACTACAAGGTCAAGGGCTTCGGCGTTACGCCGCTCGGCTACGATGCCGCCACCAAGACGCAGACGTTCTCGATTGCCGCCGGTACCGTCAACGTCTGGGGCTTCAAAATCGACCGCGAGTTTTCGCAGCGCCTGATCGTGCCGGAGACGCCGACGCTGTTGCTGGTCGAAAACGAGCCGCACCAGGCGCCGGCCGTCGTGCCGCCCGCAGGCCTGCGCATCGTCCTCAATCACGGCCCCGTCGTCGAGATCGTCGAAGTGACGGTGCTCAAGACCGTCACCGAGACCGTCACGCACGGTGCCTACGCCGGTGCCGTCGACACGCTGAGCAACGACAGCATCGCCGAAATCGTCTCGATCACACAGGCCGCGCGCACCTATGTGGCCGGCACAGATTACCGCCGCGTAGGCGACACCATCGACTGGTCGCTCGCTGGCCAGGAGCCCGTGCCGGGCTCCAGCTACACGGTGACGTACCGCTGGTATGACACGCTCGCCCCGTCGGAGCTGGTCGGCCACGACAGCGGCAGCGTCACCATCACGGGCGCGACGCCCAACACGACCGTGCAGGTGCGCTACAAGTGGGCGCTGCCGCGCACGGACTTGATCGCCATCGACCGCACGGGCCGCCTGATGCTGCTCGCCGGCACGGCCGTCCGTTACAATCCGTGGCCGCCGCAACCGCCGCTCGACGTGCTCGTGCTGGCGAAGGTCGAAAACCGCTGGGGCGCTGTGCCCGTGGTGACCAACTCGCGCGCCCAGGCGCTGCACAACAATCAGCTCGTCGCGATGCAGGAGCGCCTCGAAGACGGCCTCGTCAAGATCGCGCAACTGTCGCTCTACACCGACATCGTGACGCGTGCCCCGAGTGCGGCGCGCGGCGTGTTTGTCGATCCGCTGAAGGACGACAGCCTGCGCGACCAGGGCATTGCCCAGACCGCGGCTATCGTCGGCGAGACACTGCGTCTGCCGATCAGCGGCGGCCCCGTCGACCGCGTGCTCGGCGATGCCCCGTTCCTGCTGCCCTACACCGAGGAGGTCGTGCTGGCGCAGGACCTCGCCACAACGGCGCGCAAAATCAACGAATATCAGGTGTTCGCGCCGATGCCCGGCACCATGGTGCTCGACCCGGCCGTCGACTTCTGGACCACGACGGTCACGACGTGGACGTCGGATATCACGCGCGTCTTCGACATGGGCGAGCGCGCCGGCGGGGGCGTCGAGACCGACGAGGTGGTCGACGAGATCGCCCGCCGTGAGTTGGCCGACCAGACGCTGCGCGTGCGCACCATCACCTACAGCATCGACGGTTTCGGCGCCGGCGAGATCCTCGACGCGCTGACATTCGACGGAGTCGATATCACCCCATGACCCTCGTTGCCGACGCCCAGGGCCGCATCACGGCCCAACTGACCATCCCTGCTGGTCTGCCCGCTGGCCCTAAGCGCGTGCTCGCGCGTGGCCGTGGCGGCACCCAAGCGGCCGCCCTCTACACCGGCTCCGGCGTGATCACGACGCGCACGCTGCAGCGCACGTTCTCGACGCGCTTCTGGCGCGATCTGCCGCCTGTCACGCCGCCGGTGACGCAGCCGCCCACCCCAACCCCAACCCCAACCCCAACCCCAACCCCAACCCCAACCCCGACGCCGACGCCCGACCCGGTAGCGTGGGACGGCGGCAACGACAGAGGCGGCAACGACGGCGGCGGCGTCGACCCGGCTGCGCAGTCGTTCACGCTGGCGCAGGGCCGTTTCCTGACCGGCGTTGATGTCAAGTTCCGCACCATCGGCAACCGCGCCAACGCAGTCGTCTGCCAGCTGCGCGAGATGGTCAACGGCTACCCTGGCCCGCGCGTGTTTGCCGAGGCTTTCCTCAACATGGCCGCTGTCCAGGCCGACGTGTGGACGTCGCTCACCTTCCGCAGCCCGGCCTGGACCGAGGCCGGCGTTGCGCGCTGCGTGGTGTTTCTGACCGACGACGCAACCCACGCGCTCGCCGTCGCCGTCGGCGGCGGTTTTGACGCCGACAAGCAGCAGTTCGTGACCGCCCAGCCCGACGCGCTCGGCGTCTACTTTGACGGCTCCAACAACGCCACGTGGACCGCGCACCAGGCCACCGACCTGACGTACCGACTGCGCGCCGCGCGCTTCACCGCTGCCGAGCGCGTCGTGCCCTGCGGCACGTTTCCGCTCGTCGCCTGCACGGACATCGTCGTCTTCGCGGGCACCGAGATCCCCGCGGCCGGTACCGGCGTCGCCGTGCGCATCACGCGGCCGAACGGCACGGTCTACACGCTGCGCCCCGGCCAGCCGCTGGCGCTCGACGCGCCGCTGACTGAGACGGTGACCATCGCGCTCGTGCTCACGGGCAACGCACTGGCGTCGCCCGTGGTGTACCCGGTCGTGCAGGTGTTCACGGGCGCCATCGGTGGCACGGGCACCTACATCACCACGGCCAAGCCCTGCTCGCCCGATGGCGGACCGCAGGCGGTCGCAATCGTTGCCGACGCGCTGGCACCCGGTGCGGCCACGGCGGTGTGCGAAATCTCAGGTGACGGCGTGACGTGGACGGCCGTGCCGCTGGTCGATGGCAAGCCGATCGGCGACGGCTGGGTCGAGCGCACGTGGCAGGCCACGGGCGTGACCGCGGCCAACATCCGCGCCCGCCTGACGCTCGCGGGCACGGCGCGCGACCGGCCCCAGGCGCGCGGCCCGAAAATGATCGTCTCCGCGACACCGATCAACATCACGGGCTGATCATGACCACCGTCACACTCGCCACCTACCCGCCGCCCGCCTGGGTACCGGACCTTGACCTGCAGACGCCGCGCGGCCTCCCGCTGCCGCATCCGCTGGCGCTCAACGAGCAGATCGACACCGCGCGTATCGGCCGAGCGCTGATCCTGCTCGACGCCGACGTGGCGGCACTGCTCGGCGCGCTGACCGGCTGGGCCGCCATCGCACCATGGGCCACGGACCGTGATTATGTGACGGCACCCGTGCCGAGCTTCGTGACCTACGGCGGTGCAAGTTACGTGTGTGCGACGCCGCATCGGAGCGGCCTGGCGTTCGACGCGGCAAAATTTCGCGTCGTCGCCGCCAAGGGCGACACGGGCGCACAAGGCCCACAAGGGCCGCAAGGCGTGCCCGGCGGTGCTGGCGTGGCCGGTGCTGCCGGTGCGCCAGGGCCTCAGGGTGCTGCCGGCGTCGCTGGCCCGGTCGGACCAGTCGGCCCGGTCGGCCCGGTCGGCCCGGTCGGCCCGGTCGGCCCGGTCGGCCCGGTCGGCCCGGTCGGGCCACAAGGTGCCAGAGGCGATACGGGCGCGCCTGGTGCGGCTGGCCCTCAAGGCGCAGCTGGCCCCGCCGGGCCGCAGGGGCCGCAAGGCGTGCCCGGCACGCCTGCCGACACCGCACAGTTCCCGACGCGCGCCGAGATGGACCAAGCCATTGCCGCTGCGGTCGCGGCCCACGTTGCTGCGTACCACTCGGGCGGAAATGAGCCCGGCGGCACCGCGTAATAGACCTTCCCACCTCTTAGGAGCGCCACCATGGCCGATCTCGCCTTTCACCACGGTTCCCGCGTGTTCGACAGCGCCGGCAGCTGGATCGACGTCGAGCTGGCCAACAGCGCGGTCGTCAAATTGTATGGCACGGCACCGGACGCAGACGCCAGCGTGTTTCCCCTCAATCGCACGGTGCTGATCAAAGGCTCCGCTGACTATAGCAAGGTGGCCAAACTTGGCCGGCGCGGCTCGCTGCGCGGCTCGCTCGATGCCATCTATGACCAGGGCGGCGCGTCCAAACTCGGCGCCTACGTCTATGTCACGCGCATTGCCGCTGGTCAGACCCACGCCGAGACGATGTCCAATCTCGTTGGTGACCGCGCCGACATGACCGGCGTTTACGCAGCGCTGCGCATCCCGAGCATTGCCGGATACGGCCGCGAGATGTTCAAGCCGCGCATCTTCGTTGCCCCCGGCTACACCGGTCCCCTTGCACAGGATGGTGTGCGTGCCGTCGGCATGGACAACCAGGGCGGCGGCTACTCCACCAAGACGTTCATGACCGTCACGGGCGGTGGCGGCCGCGGCACAGTGCTGGTGCCGCAGATCGTCGACGGTGCCATCGTAGGCGCCATCGTCCAAAAACCGGGGTGGGGCTACACCGGCACGCCAACCATTACCATCACAGATCCCGACACAGCCAACAACCGTCAGCCGGGCTCCGGCGCGCAGGCGCAGGCCATGCTAGGCACTGTCGGCAACCCCGTGGCGCACGCCATGGAAGGCCTCGCAGCCCAGTTCCGCGCGGTTGCCTTCATCGACGGCGCGGGCACCACGCCCGAGGACGCTGTGCTGGCGCGCGAGACCTATGGCTCCGACCGGCTCTACATGATCGACGCGCCGCTGCACTACCGCTACCCCGTGTCGGACTTCGACCGCGGCGCGATCCCTTTTGATGCGCAGCCGATCTACGATGGCGAGTTTGCCTACGTGCCCGGCCCGGCGTCGCCGGCCTTTGTCGGCGTGCAGTGCCGCAGCGATCGTGATAACGGCGTCGTGCGCTCGGTCTCAAACCAATACATCTACGGCGTCGATGGTCCGGTGCGCACCGACCATTACCCGATGGGTACGAACTATCTCAACCAGAACCGCGTCGCCACCGTGCACAATTACGGCCAAGGCTGTCACACCTGGGGCAACCGAACGACATCGGGCATGTTCCTGCCCGTGCGCCGCACGCGTGATCTCGTCAACGAGGCGCTGGAAATGGCGTATCTGCGCGCCGTCGATCGGCCCATGCTTGATCTGCAGATCCGGATTCTCGAGGAGGTTGGGCGCGATTTCCTGACCACGCTGGAGCGCCGCAACTATATCATGGGCGGGTCGTCGGAGTTCCGCGTTTCGCGCACCAAGAATCTGCCTGGTCCGATGCGGCAAGGTCGCATCATCTTTGATCTCAAATACGAGACACCGCCGCCCATGGAGGACGTCGTCATCGAGGCCGACGACAACATCCAGGCCTACGAGTTGCTGCTCGACCGCCTCGCCGGTGCCTATGGCAGCGGCACAGGCACGCTCATCGAGCGGCCGTACGCAAACTAAACCCGCGCGTGACTGATTTAGTGGCGCGTGCCGACACCCCTGCGGGGAGCCGGCCGGCACGCGCGAAAAAGACCTCACCAGGAGCCTGACCCATGACCGGCACCAGCCAGTTTCCGCGGGCGATCCCGCGCAATTTCAACCTCTACCTCGGCAACGACACCATTGACCTCTTGGGTCAGTGCTCGAAGGCCAAGATCAAACTGCCCAAGCGCAAGACCGAGGAGCTGTTCAACGCCGGCATGGCGATGGGCATGGAGATCGCCTACGGCGCCTACGAAAAGCCCGAGGTCGATTTCACCATCACCGGCATCCTGCCCGAGATTTTCGAGCTCTACGGCATGGAGATCGGTAAGGACTTCCCGTTCCTGCTGGCCGCCGCCGCCGTCGATGAGAGCACCGGCCAGGTGCACAGCTCGCAATACTCGGGCTTCGGCTTCCTGAAGGAGGCCGACATGGACGACTTCGAGGCACACGGCAAAAAGCACGAGAACAAATTCCAGCTCTCGCCGCGCCAGATCAAGTGGACCTACGACGGCCGCGAGATCCTCTACTTCGACAACTTCACGGTTCGCCGCATGGGCGTCGACACCACAGCCGCCATGAAACGGGCGATGCTGATCGGCTGACCAACTCGCTCTCACGCTGAAACCTGACACGCCGCGACCCGGGCCATGGGCGCGGCGTGTTGCATTTGGAGGACGACACTATGACTGCATCCGCTTTTTCCCCGCTGGCTGGCGTCGCGCCGGTTGCGACTGTGCCTGAGCCCGGACAGCCCGAAACCCTGCCAATCGTCGCCATCCCCGCCCGCACGGGCGAGGTGTTCGAGCTGATCGTGCCGTTGCAGCGCCAGGGCCTGCCGCCGATTGAGGATCTGATCGCGCACGAGCCCGCCCTGCACCACAAGGCTGATTTCGAGCGTATCACCGACCCCGGCACGGCCACCATTTCCATCATCGCCGCGCTTACCGGTATCAGCGAGGACCAGGTCGGTGCGCTGCTGCCGTTTGACAGCCAGCCGATCGCCGAGTGGATCATCGGCCGCATCCAGCTCTCGCTGTGGTCGCCGAAACTCGACGACAAGGGCAAGGAACTGCCGCTCGCCGAGCAGTTGCGCGACCACCCCATGAGCCTGACGCTGCAGCTCGACCACCCCGTGACCTATCAGACCACGACGATGACCAGCCTGACGATCAAGGCCCCGACCCTCAACAGCACCGTCGGCCTCGGCAAATTCACCACCTCCGCCGAGCAGACGGCCATGATGATCTCCAAGTTGGCCGACATCCCCTATCCCGTGGCGTTCCGCCTCAAACTGGTCGACGTGGCCCGCATCGAGGCCTACCTCGCCCCTTTCTATCCGCGTGGTCCGCGCACGCCGGGCTCGACGCGGGCCAAGCTGGCAGTGCGGGCAGCAGCGTGACCCGCGACGGCTGGCGCGACCTGGCCGTCATCCTGTCGCGCCAACTTGCGACGCCGATCAACGTCGTGCTGGAGCTGCCGCTCATTGAGGCGGTCGACTACTACGACAGCGTCGTCCGCATCAATGCGCCGTCAAGCGCCGAGGAGCACTGAGCCATGGCACGCGTGCATCAGGCGAGCCTCGTCATCACGGCCGTCGACCAGACGTCCGGC